GTGCCGCAGCCGCCGGAGCGGTGCTTAAGCCGTAAGGCGGGAATTGTGCGGTGTTGCCTTGAACTTTTCGATAAGCTGAACGGGTCAAATAGACCCGCAAAAATTGATTGATTAAAGGAGAAATTCTATGGCAGATACTTATACCAAAATTGCTGATTTGATCGACCCGGAAGTGATGGGGGACATGGTGTCCGCCCGAATCCCCAAAAAGCTGCGCGTGGCACCCTTTGCCAAGGTGGATGATACCCTGGCCGGTGTCCCCGGCGATACCATCACGGTGCCCGCCTATGCCTACATCGGCGATGCCGACATTGTGGCCGAGGGCGAGGCTGTGACCATTGAAAAGATGACGACATCCACCCGCAAAGCCACCGTGAAAAAGGCCATGAAGGGCATTGGCCTGACCGATGAAGCGGTGCTTTCTGGCTACGGCAACCCGGTGGGGGAGGCCAACACCCAGCTGGCCATGGCCATTGCTGCCAAGATCGATAACGACTGCATGGATGTGCTGCAGACCGCTACCCTGACCTATGACGGCTCGGCGGGCATTATCAGCTATGCGGGCGTTGTGGATGCGGTGGATGCCCTGCAGGAAGAGCAGGCCACCGAAAAGGTAATCTTTGTTCACCCTAAACAGGTGACCCAGCTGCGAAAGGACGCCGAATTCACCAGCACGGACAAGTACCCCGCCAATGTGCGGATGTCCGGCGAGATCGGCTCCATTGCGGGCTGCCGTGTGGTGCCCAGCAAAAAGGTGCCGCTGGTGGAGGTTGGCTCCGGCAAAACCAAGTGCTATGCCTGCCCTATCATCAAGCTGGAAGCCGACCACGACAACGAGGACGAGGTGCCCGCTCTGACCATTTACCGCAAGCGCGCGGTGAATGTGGAAACCGAGCGCAAACCCAAGATCCGCACCACCGAGATCACAGCGGACGAATTTTACGTTGCAGTGCTTTCCAACGAGGCCAAGGTGGTGCTGGCAAAGTTCAAGGCCTAAGGTGTATCTGAAAACAAAGGGCAATACCGCATAATTCTAAGTGCCGATACGGCGAGCGAGGTACGGCAGATGCTAAGCCAAAAGCGCAGATAATA